CAGGTGTCCCATGTATGATTATCTAATTCAACAACTTGTAAATCCATGACCTGTGGTGACATAGTAAAATCATCAAATAATTCTGTATCTAAACCCATGCCTGGTAAAGCAGTAGGTATAGTTTCTATTTGTGCCATTTTTTGGTCACGCATATATTGGTCTATACGATTAAACTTATCAAAGTAATCTGAAAATATGTTGGCAACATGTATTGCCTCTGTTTTATTTAGGGTCTTCATTGTTCATCTTTAATAATAGTAACGCTGGTATAATAACACACAAGGCCGATAATGTCAATGCTATCAAAATTGTCATACTTCATTACCCCAATAGTCCCAACCTTCTCTTGGTTTTTTTCTAGCAAACATTTCTAGGTAAGGTCCTTCAACTAATCTTTCTATTTCTTTATGTAATAGAGGTTTTTCTGAATGTCTACCTCTTTGAGATATAACTAATTGAGCCACATCTTTATGAATTCTTTTTGGTCTTCCTCTTGTTGCAAGTAAACACATTTCTGGATTACCTCTAGTCCAATATCCTAAACCTGTAAAAAATCCTAGTGATTTTCTATTAGTCTTCGCCCATGTAAAACCTACGGTCTTATACTTAAAACCCCAGGCGTCTATAACATTAAACGCCTGGTCTAATAATGGGTCAACTACCCACATTAAGAGGACTGAATCAGGTTTAGTAATGTCGCTAACAGGTAAATTACAAATGTCAGCGATACTAAGCACAGGATAATGTTTTTCAGGACTTCTATCCTTTCCTTTATCTGACCTCGTTTTAAATAACCAAGGAGGGTCTGCATATATCACTCCGTATTTTTTGTTTGGGAAATTAACCAAAGAAAGCCTCCAGACTTGCTTGTGGTTCTGCCTTCCACCCAACAGCGTCTAATATAAATCTCATTGGGTCTAGGAAAGTTTTTTCAAATTGTATATCATAATCAACATACTCTTTAATTTTAAATTCATCTGGCAATACCGTCATATAACTTATTACATCAAATTTAAATGGGTTTGCTTCTTTTAATTTAATAAATTTTATCTTATCTCCTTCTTGTATTAAAGGATACTTTTGTTGTAAACCAAGTTTATGTATTTGATAATTATATATCAATGCACCTTTAACATGTATTGGTGTTCCTTTTATAAAGATGTTGGCATGGTCACGATATTTTTTAAGATTATTACATGACCTAGGAAAGGCAATCTGCTCTGCTTTCATATTGAAAAAATCTTTTCTAAAGTCTGAAACAAGACTCTGTAAATCGGTTTGTTCTTTAGACATGATAACTTTGATTGCCTCTTTAATTTTACCACGACAAACTTGTGGTGTAGATGATTTAACTGCCTCAATACCCATAAGTTTAAGTTTAGGGTCTGCAAGTCTAACACCCTCCTCATCAAGAACATTTAACATATATCTTTTCTTTGCAACCCATATACCTTTGTTAGCAATAACTTCTCGTTTCATTACCATGGCATTTTTAAATGCGTTAGAATAATCTGCTAACTCGTCAAAACATTTTTCAATATAAGGTTCAATTTTATTATCACAAACTTTACCAAGAAAGTCTATGATTTGTTCAGTAGATTTACCTTTACAAGTTTTTTCTACTAGTTTACCAAATCTTACATAAATTGAATCTGTATCAGACGCAACAATATAATCAACATGGTCTTTTGTTTGCAATACACCATTTAAATATTCATTTACTTTCTTTTCAATAAAACGAATAATAAATTGACCAGCAGTTGTGATACCACTTGCTTGTCTTACATCATAATATCTAAAGTATTGATTACCAACTGCACCATAAGCTGAGTTTAAAGCAATCTTTTTTGACCATTGTATATTATGACACCTTGCAATCTCTTTAACAAGTTTAGGGTCTTTTGTTTTTTCATATTCTTTCTTTGCCTTAATCATTCGTTTCTTAAATACAACTCTTTCATTGTACATCTTTTCCATCATTTCAGGTAAAAAACCTTGATTATCATTTTTAAATTTTGCACCGTTTGGTGTTAAACATGCACCCTCTGTTTTAAGATAATTAAGTGGTACTTTCATGTCAATCATTTTATTAACATTGACACCGTGAGAAGACTCACCTATAATTTTTTCAGGCGATATGTTATATTGAATAATAATATGTGGATATAGGGAGTTGATATCAAATGAAACAATCCAATCATGGCCACCTAATATAGGTTCTTTTACATAAGCACCTTCGTATTTTGTTTCTTTACTATGTTCTTCTCTTGGTGGTACACATATACCTTTTTGCATTAAATGGTTTGCAATCAATGTGTCCCATACTCTAACTTGTGAAAATATATCATCATAGTTTACTTTTGAATCATATGCAACGGTTAATGATAAATCAATAAGACCAAGTTTATCTTCTAATGCGTCAACAATCTCAACATCTTGAATATTATAATCAACAAATGATTGAAAGTCTTTAGTATACCAATCTTTAAATGTATCATATCCGTTATCATCTTTACCACGGCCAAGTTCTAGTTGACCAATAAAGTCAAGTCTATAACTTTCTTGTCTTGTAGGAATAAACCATTTGTATAGGTCAAGATAATCTAACATGGCAATACCATATAGATTGTAAACGGTTTGTGGTCTGCCTCTTACATTAATCTCTTCTCTATTCGCCATATTCCAAGGCGACATTCTATTTGCAACTTTATCACCTGCAATTAGTTTAATTCTATTCATCAAATAAGGTAAGTCAAAAAACTTTGTATTCCAACCTGTAATAACATCTGGATGATTTTTAATCCAGAATTTTAAAAACTCAAACATCAATTGTTTTTCGTCTTTACATTTTACATAAGTTACATCTGGTCTATCAGTTTTAAAATCACCGACACCCCAAGTTATAATTTGTTTATTAGATTGATTTTTTACCGTAATACACAACAACTCTTCAATAGGATTTTCTACATCTGGAAAACCGTTTTCACAAGTTGTTTCTATATCAAGTGTAAATATTTTAATATGGTCTTTGTCCCATTTAATCTCTTCAGGATATTCTGAACCGATATATTGATAATGATATCTTTCAAGACCATAGATAGGTGAATTTTGTGTGACCACATCTCTACGAAATCTACGAGCTGCATTAATAGTCGTAAATTCAATAGGTTTTAAAAACTGACCTTGTAAAGTTTTGTATTGTGAGTGTTCTTGTGTTAGGGCGTAGAGAGTAGGACCAAAATCTATTTTATCTTTATAGTCTTTTCCGTTTAGGACACCACGAATTAAAAGTTTACCTTTGTGTTCAATTACATTCTTATAGAAGTTCATGCTTTCTCAATTTCACCGTTACATTATTTAAATCATCATTAAGTTGTATCTGACAGGCCAATCTTGACTTGCCAGGAATATAACCTTGCTCATACTCTAATAGACTTTGTTCTAAAGAGTTTTCTGTAATCTTTAACTTATCACACCATACATCATCTACATGAATATGGCAAGTACCACATGCTTGACAACCACCACAATCAGCAGGTATCTCTGGTAAATCCAGTTCTTTAGCTGCCTCCATGATAGTTCTACCAACAGGCATATCTACCGATATTGTTTCGGTATCTCTTATAAAATTAACTTTTACCATTAATTTGGTAAATTAGTTTCTGTTATAAGTCCTTTGTTTGGTGTAAGTATCTTACTTGTATTTGCCTCGTAAGATGATTTGATTTCGTCTTTAGGGTCGGTCATAAAAACCACTTTGTCTTTAGCAACCTCAACTTTATCACCCTTCCCAAACGCATTGTATAAACTCATCATCAATTGAACCGGTTTACCAGGTCCCATTTGTTGAGGAATAATTACAAAAGGTTTTTCTAGGGTTACTTTTTCTGAACCACTATCAACTTTGGCAATTACATCTTCGCCTGTTGATAATCTTAACACTTTCACATCACTCATATTATCTCCTTAATCTAAACTATATTTAGTCGTTATTACATATTTTCTTTGTGGGTTTACCAAAACATTTAATCGTTTCATAAATGCTCTATCAAGTAAGATAGGTGTTCTATCTTCTCTATCATCAATAGTAAATTCTACATCTTTATAATATCCACCAGCAAACTCTACATCAAGTTTAACCACATATCTGGTCTCATCATAATCTCTTAATCCACCTACTTTGATTTCTTCTTTACGGACAATATCACTTGTAATTGTTTTACCTAATAATGTCCATGTAATTTTATTACCATTTATTTTATACTTGTCGCTGTGTATAACTGGCATGCCGGAATTACCCGTATCAAATTTTGAAACTAATTCACCAAAAGGTTTTATGGTTAAAATTTCTTTAAAACCACATTCTGTTGGCACCGTATATCTGTTTTCTCCATTAGCAAAGTGTGTAATTACTTCTTTTGCAATGTTCATTCCTGTAGCGTCTTCTATACCCTCTGTACCAGGTGAAGAGTTTACTTCAAGAAAATAAGGTGGTTGTTTATCTCTATTCTTACTAGGTATAAAATCAACAGCAGTCCAATAACCACCAACTGCCTTAGCAGCCTTTAAACATTCTTCTATTTCTAATTCTGTTAATGTAATCTTTTTAGGTTTAGAACCTTGTGATACATTTGACCTAAAATCTCCCTCAATAACTGGTCTTGCCATGGCGGCCAATACTTTACCACCTAATACATGTACTCTAACATCATATTCTGTTTTGATATATTCTTGTATTAATAGGTCAGCGTCTTCATCTTGTTTGTGTATAAGTTGTACAATTGAATCTAAACCTTTTTCACTATCAACAAATAATACACCAACACCTTTACTACCTCTTAATGTTTTCATAATTAGAGGAAACTTGATACCAGCTTCTTCTACTTGTTCATTTGATTTTTCGGGGTCGCTAATTAATTTTGTTAATGGTTGTGTCAAACCATAATCTGCAAGTCTTAATGCTGTTCTATATTTGTCAGCACATATATTAATTGTAGTTCTAGGATTTACAAGTGTTGCATTTGCTCTTTCAAGAATAGAAACTAGGTCCATCCAACTATCTTTTCTAGTTATAGAACCACGCACAATTGCAACGGTCATAGCACCAACTTCAAAGCCTTTTTTATCATCTCCGTTATGAAATCTACGAATACCGTCCTCGTAAGTTGTATAACCACCTGTAAGTTTAAACAAATAATAAGGGTAGTTTAACTTCTTACACTCTTCTTGTAATCTATCGGCAGTATGAAATTCTTTTGCATTATCTGGCTCATCTGTAATAATGAGCAGACGCAAAAACTTTTTATCGCCTGTAGCTTCTTCTAGGTAATTTTTAAACGGTTGTACTTGCATTTTTACTATCTTCTGGTTTTTTGCCTATATTATATTTAGCAACTAAATTCCACTCATTCTTTTCTTTAAATGGTAAAACTTTAATTTGACTTAATGGCGCCTTATCTTCAACTAATGTTTTGTTTACAACATCAATTAAAGACCAATCCTGTAGTAATAATGCTATGGTATTTCTTCTTTGTATATCGTTTAATGACAAGGTAGAGTTCTTACCATCTAGGGCAAACAACTCCTTAAAGTGTGTTATGTAGTATTTACCTTGTTTATGTAAGATATGACAACTCTGAAATAGAGTTTTATCTTTACGACTTGCAACACCAATTCTAGTTAATGTTTCTCTGACTTTTAGAAAATCGTCAGGTTGTTTTATGGTAACCTCAAGCATATCCGCTTGTGACCAATTTATAGTATCTTCACTCATTTTTTTCTCCCACCTTTTTTCAGGCCTAATTTTATATTTTCAATTTGGCCATCTGAAAGTAGGTTAAGAGCTTCTTTTGCCTTTTGATTACTATAACCATAATACTCTTTTATTACTTCTAGGTCTTTAACTTTCTTTTGTGAAAGCCATTTCCCACCAAATCGCTTTTTCTTTCTGATACTATTTATAAAATAGTGAAATTGCATACGCTTTGGTAAAAAATGTAATCCGTTCATCTCATTACTATGCATAATTGTATCATAGAACATTGACAAACATCTGTTAATTATAAATGTAGGATATTTTTTCTGCCAGATAATGTCTTCACTATCTAACAAAGGCTGTTTAGTTTCATTTATGGCCTTTAAATAATCTTTTAATTCGTACATTATTTAAACTTACAATTAGCCATAATCTCTGTTAAACACGCAACCATATTAATCTCTTGGTCTGCCACAAAAGCAGACTTATACTGGTAACCAGCAATTATTAATATTGATTGTGGAATAGATTGAGATTCAACTGATTTATACAATAACTCATAAATGGTAGTAAATAAAGATGATGGTTCCTTATCAAGATTATTAATAACCCATTTACGCATGTCATTAAATCGTTTTTCTTTTAATACTTTTACAAGTTCTTTTGTATTAGCCTCTGATAAACTAAACAAAATGCCACTATCAATCTTACCTCTTACAGAATATCTTTGTAATTCATTGATAGTCCGTCTGAAATCAGGATAGTATTTTTGTATTAACTCTGCTAATACTTTGTTATCATATTCTATTTGTTCATCATCAAGGACTTTGCCCAGCCGTTTCAATAATGCCTGTGCTGTTTTTACTTTTTGACCATTCTTAATGGCAAAGTCAATGACGGTACACCTACTATGTAAAGCAGGTAAAATCTTGTTCTTGTAATTACAAGTAAAGATAAATCTACAATTTTTGTAAAATGTTTCTATGAAGTTTCTTAAAGCAGGTTGTACAGACTCAGCATTCATATAGTCTGCCTCATCTACAATCACCACTTTATGATTTGATTGCTCAGTTAATGATACGGTAGAAGCAAAGTTTTTAATTTTGTTTCTTAATGTATCTATTTGACGGCCTTCATCTGAACCGTTGATAACAATATAATCTGCTCCAAGTTCCTCACATAAAGCACGAGCAACGGTTGTCTTACCAGTACCGGCAGTACCAGATAATAACAGATTTGGTATCTCTTTTTGTTTTAGAAATTCAGTAAATGTTTTTTTAATATCTTCACTTAATATACACTCACTAATCTTTTTTGGTCGGTATTTTTCAACCCATAGGTATTCTGACATAATATAATCCTCACTTTATTCATAATTTAAAATTCGCTGTCTGGTTCAATAGCAACCCAATATTGAATTGGTTTATTTCTATTTATGAAGTGTGAGATTTTTTGTGAAGAAATAGCCACATCATAATCATCTTGTATCATTTTAAAGTTTTCTGTTTTAAAGAAGGCTTTAAAAGTCTTATCAGTTTCACCAACTACAATTGAATAGTCGTTAGATGATGGCGTCTTTTTATCAGTAGCAACTAACTTAATTTCTTTACCATCACCTGTAACGGCAATGTCTGGTAAGTTAAGTGTTGTAACACCTTTCATTAGTTTTGCGAATACATCTTTTTTCAAAGCAAATGTAACATACTTATCAGGCATATTAATCATTTTAGTAGGTGCAACTACCACCGACTTGTCTGCAAAATAATATTTGATTGATTGTTTAGAATTGCCATCTGCAATAGTTAAGTTTTGACCACCATTAAATTTAAGGTCTGACTTATCAAATAAGTCAATAGCTCTTAAAAATTCAGGTAAATCATAGATAGCAAACTCTTGGTCAAACTTCTCTGATACATCAGCTTCTGCTAATATATTTTTTAAAGTAGAGATAGTTTGAAGTTTGTTGCCAGGTTTTACTAAAATATTCTGGTTTATATCAGAAAAGTTTTTTAGTATGGCAACGGTATCACTTGTTAAGTTCATTATATAGTTCTCCTCATAATTAATTGGAGCGGCTACTTGGTAACGCTCCAAGGTCTGCGAGTTGGTAACCCGCCGTAATACTTTTATACGATAGCCGCATTATTTAATATACACTAAAGGCGTCCCATTGTCAATGCTGGAACGCCTCTAGTTTTATTCATTATTTTATATTGATAGTTCTAGCTTTTTTATGGTCTGGAACAATCTTCTCTAAAGATACTTTTAAAAGTCCGTCTTTTAATTCAGCACCTTTAACTTCTACATCATCAGCAATTGTGAAAGATTTAACGAAGCTTCTTTTAGCAATGCCTTTGTGTAATACACCGTCATTGTCTTCTACTTCTTTTTCCTCTTTACTCTTTACTGATTCGATTTTTAAGATGTTATCTTCGTAGTTTACAGATACATCTTTTTTACTATAGCCTGCTAATGCCACCTCTATGTCATATGATAAAGAACCTGTCTTTACGATATTGTAAGGCGGATAATTAGTAGCCGTCATGTGTGGTAATTGAGTTGTTAACATATCAAAATGGTCAAACATGTCATCAAACCCTACCGTAAACGGTCTTAAGCCTGTAAAAATTGATTGAATTGCTTTGTGATTGGTCATATAGAACCTCCTTTTTTAAGCAAAGTTAATGTTTGATACCTCTTATGAGCGTATCATAGTTATTTATATGGGGATTGTTTTTAAAATTACAACCCCCATACAAAATTTTTTATTCAATATCCTCTAAAATATCAACATCTGATTTGTCAAGGTTTAATAAATTGACAAGTTCTTTTTGTTGACCATTAAAGTTAACTGCTTGTTCAGATATATTCCAAGCAATTGATTCTGAAGCTTTTGAATTTAATCTACGACTAGTCAAAGTTTTTTGAGACCTTGATGGTTTTGTTTTCGTAGTTTTCCAAGTTGTTAGTTGAGATTCAATATCTGTATCTGCTAATGGTTTATCTAACTCTTCATTTTTTTGTATTAATAATGCTAGACCACATAATAGATAAGATGAAACAACATTGTCATCTTTAAACACTCTTCTAATAATACCTGAAGCTGTTTTTATTTCTTCTTCTTCAACTTTAGAAAACAATTTATTTTGTAGTTCTCTAAAACCATTTAAAGTAGTATGACCTGGATTTAAACCCTCAACATCAAGTTCAGCATTTTTTAAGACATTTAAAATTTTCAATGCATTAGGGTCATTGTAAACCACCATTGATTTAAATATCTCTTCGGGTTTCATAGTTTCTGTATCTGCATTTCTCATTTTAAAAAATCTAGCTTCAGTTTGTTGCATTTCTATAACACTTGTATTTCTACTATGATGAAACCTAGATACAGGTATGTAATCTAAACCTACAATACCTGCCATAATACATCTTCTTAAACCGTCCCATACATATGGGTCATTGCCTCGCATTGCTATATCAATAGCACCTGCGCCATGTGGGTCAAAACGACCTGCACTTGTTAACTTATTTAATAATTTTCTTAATCTAACTCTTCGTTGATAGGTCATATCAACTTTAATGTTAGATAATTTTTCGTGGTAGTTTGTATCAAATTTATTAAACAAAGTTTCGGATGATAAAACTTTTTCAATTTTATCTAAAGTTTCTTTTTGAAAATTTGCGATTTGTTTGATTGCGTCTATGATATCTTGAATAGATACCACACCTTTTAAACTTAATATAGCACCTGCTACATCATTATATTTACTTGAATTTGTTAATTTCATATTAACTCCTTGTTAATTTATTGTGTGATAGAAACTATCACTTACTAATATATAGGCATTTTTTTGAGTACAAGGCTATAAAAAAATGCCAAAAACGAGCCGCAGCTTTAGTTTGTTT